CTGACCATCGCCGCTATCGTCGCGGCAACCTCGACCGCAGCAACGGCTGACGCACCCGCAGGCGCAGCCGCAATGAACTGTGACCCCACGGCATTCGTTGCCGTTCTGACCGCAGATGGCCGCGTGGCATACTGGAGCAACCCGACCTGCGTTGCTGTGGGCGGTGACGGCACCAGCCTGCCGCGTCAGTGACTTCATGGGGCGGTGAAATATCCGCCCCGTAATTTTATCATGTGGTAAATTTTCCAAATGCAGGAAAAAAAGGGAAAGCCGGGAAACCCAAATCCGTCACCAGCAACTCGCTTTCAAAAGGGCGAGAGCGGAAACCCAAAAGGCAAAACCTCAGTGCAAAAGAAGCTGGAGCAAACCACAGCGGAAGCCGCCTTGCGCAATGCCGAGGCGGCTATTCGCATTCGTGAACGCATCCTGCGCGCGGCAGAGGCTCGGCTTGTTGAGTTGTCAACAGAGGAAGTGCTGTCAGAGTTTGTCGAGGCCGCAATGCTCAAACTGTTGACAGACAGTGAAACGCGCGGGCTTGGCGCGCCAGTTCAGCCGATCAGCGGCGAAAAGGGCGGGCCGCTTGTGATCCAGTGGAAAACAAGTGCCGACGATTGAAATCCCATATGCGCCGCGAAAGCTGTTGCTGCCGTATCACAATCGCAAAGAGCGATTTGCTTGCCTAGTGGCGCATCGTCGTTTCGGAAAAACGGTAGGCGCTATCAATGACCTGATCCGGTCAACGCTCACTAATCCGCGCCAGAACGTGCGCACAGCCTATATCGCGCCGTTCTACAGCCAAGCAAAGGCCGTGGCGTGGGACTATGCGCTGCACTACTCCAGTGCTATCCCAAATATAGCTGTAAACGTATCAGAGCTTCGCATTGACTATCCGAATGGCGGTCGCCTGCGCTTGTTCGGCGCGGACAATTACGACGCCATGCGCGGTCTGTATTTTGACGATGTGGTTCTTGATGAGCCAGCCGACTTTCCTGCAAACGCTTGGCCTACTGTCATTCGACCAGCCCTTGCTGACCGAGAAGGCCGCGCCACGTTCATTGGAACGCCCAAGGGCAAGAATGAGTTTTGGGATATCTACGACGCTGCCCGCAAGGATGATAACTGGTATTGCGAGGTGTTCCGCGCGTCGCAAACAGGCGTCCTGCCTCAGATGGAACTTAACGAAGCCCTAAAGACCATGGGGCCGGATCGATACGATCAGGAGTTTGAGTGCAGCTTTGAGGCCGCAATCATCGGCGCTTACTACGGCAAGGAAATGCGCGAGGCTGAAGCAGAAGGCCGAATTTGCCGTGTTCCGCATGAGCCGGGCGTTCCTGTCGTTACCGCATGGGATTTGGGCGTGTCCGATAGCACCGCGATCTGGTTTGCGCAGTTTGTGGGGAAAGAGCGCCGGATCATCGATTATTACGATGCCAGCGGCGTAGGTCTTGACCATTACGCCAAGGTGATCAGCGAAAAGCCGTATCTCTATGAAACACATATCCTTCCGCATGACGTGCGCGTGCGCGAACTTGGGTCTGGTAAGAGCCGGATTGAAATGCTGAACGCGCTAGGTATCAGCAAAATCGACATCGCGCCGCAGTTGGCAATAGAGGACGGAATTCAGGCTGCACGTCTGTTTATCAAGACGGCATGGTTTGACGAAGGCATTGGCCGAGGTCTGGAAAGCCTGCGGCAGTATCAGCGCGATTGGGATGAAAAGGGCAAGACGTGGCGGTCACGGCCCAAACACGATTGGACCTCGCACGGGGCTGATGCTTTTCGTTATCTCTGCACGGGATACAAGCCCAAAGATGATTGGGGCAAGCCGATCAAGCGCAATTTGCGCGGCATTGCCTGATATGCTAAGGTGCGGCAAGCCATGAGGATTGAGCCATGCCATTGAAGTCTGGGAAGTCTGCCAAGGTTATCAGCGCCAATATCCGCAAGGAAATGGAAGCAGGAAAGCCGCAAAAGCAAGCCGTTGCGATTGCACTGTCAAAAGCAGGTAAGGGCAAGAAGAAATGAAAATCGAAGACGCTGTTTCCGGCATGTATAAGCCGACCATTCCTTCGGCTTCCGAGATCAAGCGCAACACACAGAATGCGATTGATAACTGGATGCTTGGGCCTGATGTTCCGAACAACCGTGACAACGCAAATGCGCCTTATTGGCGGTCTATGGCTGATGCTTGGGTGATTGACGAAAAGGAAGCCCGTCGCCGCACTTGCGGAAACTGCGAGTATTACGACAACACGCCAGAGCGCAAAGAGGCGATGGAAGCAATCCCGTTCAACCAGTTTGATAACGGCGCGGGTTATCGTGGATATTGCACCAAGCTGAAATTCATCTGCCATGATCTGCGGTCCTGCATTGCTTGGGAGCGTAAAGACTTTGAGGAAGATCAATGAGCATCGGCACATATTCAGAACTCAAAACAGCGGTTTCTGATTTCCTGAACCGTCAGGATTTGACCGCTATTGTCCCAACTTTCATCGCGCTGGCAGAGGCGGGGTTTAACCGGGCCTTGCGGCATTTCAGCCAAGAAACCATTGCCACGATCAGCATGGACGCTGCGCGGGAAAACCTGCCGACTGATTGGGTTGAGACGATCCGCTTTGCGTTGACTGATCTTGGCGAGATTGAGCTGGTCAGCCATGCGATGATGATGGACTTGCGCGCGACTGAGGAAGGTTCAGGGACGCCGCGCTATTTCACGCATTCGGCTGGTCAGATCGAGGTTTACCCTGCGCCGGGATCGGCAACGTCTGGCGAGTTGCTTTATTTCGCCAAGGTTCCGGCGCTGTCTGATGGATCGCCAACCAATTGGTTGCTGACTTCCGCGCCTGACGTGTATCTGTATGGCGCGCTGTTGCATTCTGCGCCGTATCTCAAGGACGATGCGCGTGTGCCTGTGTGGCAGGCGTTGTATGGTCAGGCCATGGCTGAGTTGCAGCTATCCAGCGACCGCGCCAAGTATAGCGGGCCGCTTCGCATGAAAACCAAACTGGGGAATTGATATGCGGACAGTCGTGAGAAATGCGCCGCTATATGATGGAACCCCGCGTAGGGAAATTGGGTATCGCGCATTTGTGCAGTTTCCGTTTCAATATCCAAAAGATGAATGTGATGTTGAGCCTTGGAAGCGACATATTCGGTCGCGAGTTTACAAGTCTCCACTTTTCAAGGCTGAATATGACGCTTACGACTGGCAACCTAATGTGATGGGGAATTAATATGGAAAATCGGAAAAGCATGATTGAAGCCGCATACAAAGCGCACCCCGACGCTAGCACTGTGCTTGTGTCGTTCAAATCACCGCGCGGGCGTATCCTGCAAGAGGATTACGCTATGATCCGTAGCCCTAATGTTTATCGCGGGCCGCAAGTTACGGTTACCGTATCTGAGGGGAATTGATATGGCCGACACCACAACGACGACCTACGGCCTTACCAAGCCAGAAGTAGGCGCATCTGAAAGCACTTGGGGAACCAAGCTGAACACCGATCTTGACCTGATCGATGATCTGCTAGACGGAACAACCGCAATCAAGCCAAACCTTGACGCGGGGCTGTGGAAGGTTGGCGGGGTTGCTGTCACTAGCACGGCGGCGGAATTGAACATCCTTGACGGTGTGACTTCTACCGCAGCCGAGTTGAACATCCTCGACGGCGTGACCGCGACGGCGGCGGAAATCAACAAGCTGGCCGGAACGCCTGCGGGGTTGACTGCGACTGAGTTGGGCTATGTGGATGGCGTGACTAGCGCCATTCAAACGCAGATCGACGGGAAGCAGCCGCTTGACGCTGATCTGACCGCGCTGGCAGGGCTGGCATCGGCTGGCATGGTAGCGCGCACGGGTGCTGGCACTGTCGCTGCGCGGACCATCACGGCGGGAACTGGCATCACTGTGACCAATGGCGATGGCGTGTCGGGCAACCCTACGATTGCGCTGTCAGGTGGGTCTGTGACGCTGCTAGGCACACTTACGACCACAAGCGGCGCAAGCCAAACTCTGTCTGGGCTGGACCTGACTTCGTATAAGTCGATCCGGCTTGTGTATAAGGCTGTTTCGCCAAACGCAGCCACAAACGTCTATATTGATACGACTGCCGGCGTTGTTTGCGTCGCTAGTAACGCAAATAACATTTTCAGGGGTCTTGTTGATCTTGATCTTGAAGATGGAACCTATTCCGCAAACTTGTCGCTTGTTGCTTCATCGGGTCTTACGTCAGCCGCATCACAGCCCTACGCAGGCAAAACAGGCATCACAACGGCATCAACATCGATTGTCATCGGCGTTACCGTAGGCGCTTTCGACGCTGGTTCTGTGCTGGTTTATGGGGTGAAGTAATGGCGCTTATCCAGCTTGCCATTCCGCCGGGGGTTTACAAGAACGGCACCGAGTTTCAATCGGCTGGCCGCTGGTATGACGCAAGCCTTGTGCGCTGGACGGAAGGCACGATCCGGCCCGTGGGCGGATGGCTCACACGCGGCACCATCACAGACAAGCCTATTCGAGGCGCGCTTGCATGGCAGGACTTGGCCGGAGATCGATGGCTTGCCGCTGGCACTTACGAAAAGCTGTTTGCCATTAGCGCCAGCGGGACGGTGACGGATATCACGCCCGCGGGTTTCACGGCAGGAACGGCAACGTCAACGGTCAATACCGGATACGGCGGCGGGTTCTATGGCGTCGGAACCTATGGCACTGTGCGCGTGGCATCTACGACCTATGACGAGGCAACAACTTGGAGCCTTGATAACTGGGGCGAGTATCTGGTGGCGTGTTCACCGGATGACGGCAAGCTGTATGAGTGGCAGTTGAACACCGCCAATGACGCTGTAGCTATCACCAATGCGCCAACGTCATGCCTTGGCCTTGTCGTCACGGCTGAACGGGTGCTGTTTGCGCTTGGGGCAAGTGGAAACCCGCGATTGGTCAAATGGTCTGATGTGGAAGATAACACGGTCTGGACCGCAGCCGCTACAAACGAGGCTGGCGAGTTTGAACTGCAAACATCAGGTCAGATCATGGCGGGTGTTCGCACACGCGGGCAAACGCTGATTATCACGGATCAGGATGCACATGCGGCAACCTATCTAGGCCCGCCGTTTGTCTATGGCTTTGACCGCGTAGGATCGGCCTGCGGGCTTGTATCTCGCAAGGCGGTTGCGGTTGTAGATGCAGGCGCATTCTGGATGGGGCAGCGGTCATTCTTTCGCTACGCTGGTAACGTAGTGGAGGATATCCCGTGCGAGGTCTCCGACTACGTTTTCACCGAGATGAACCGTGCGCAGCAAAGCCTGATTTTCGCTGTTTCAAACGCGCAGTATGGGGAAATATGGTGGTTCTACCCTGCGGCGGATGGCACAGAATGCAGCCGCTATGTGGTCTATAACTACAAGGAAAACCATTGGGCTGTCGGGTCATTGGCGCGCACGGCCGGCATTGATCGAGGTGTATTCAGAAACCCGATCTGGTTTTCGCCTGCTGGCATTGCTTACAATCACGAGACTGGAGACGCGCGGGATGGCAATGTGTTTGCGCAGTCTGGGCCTGTATCTCTTGGCGCTGGCGATCAGGTCATGAACGTCATGGAGTTGATCCCCGACGAAAAGACGCAAGGCGGCGTGACGGCTACATTCAAGGCAAGGTTTCACCCGAATGATACCGAGCGGGAATACGGGCCTTATGCAATGGCAAACCCGACGAATGTGAGGTTTGCAGGGCGTCAAGTTTCTATGCGGATTGAAGAGGCAACGGCAAGCGATTGGCGCGTAGGGGTTCAGCGCGTTGAGGTTATTCCGGGTGGGCGTAGATGAGCCAATTCAACCCGCCACCGATCGGGCCTGACTGGACGCAATGGGCGCGGCAGCTTAACGCCGCGCTTCGCCGTTTCTGGCCGAACCTGCAATTCAAAAACACGAATGACACTGCTGCGGAAAACGGTATCCTGCTATGGGATGAGGCTAATGGCTATCCTGTGGTGTCCAAGGATGGAGTATGGCGGCAGATCGTCTTGGCGGATGGCTATGCGGTGCTTTCGCAGGATGCGGATATCACCGCCGCAGCAATCAACACGGCTTATGCAATTGAGTGGGATGCGCCGTCTATTGCGAGCGGTATCACGCTGGCAGGATCACCCACAACGCAAGTGACGTTTACCGAGGCGGGCCAGTATATGCTGGCATTCTCGGCGCAGATTTACAGCACATCTGCAAGCGCCGTGACGTTCAAGTTTTGGCCGCGCGTGAATGGGTCAGATGTTGCTGGGTCAACAATGGCGAACACGCTGCATTCCAATGGGTCAACAATCGTTGTCAGCAGAACGTCCATTTTCCCGGTATCCGCAGGCGATTATCTTGAGGCGATGTGGTCTGTTGACAGCACAAGCGGATCATTGAAGGCAATTGCGGCTGCATCGCCTGCGCCTGCTACGCCTTCTGTCACGCTTTCCATCACAAGGATCAGGCAATGATCAATATTCTGGACTATCAGGATTGGATCAATGACGCCTTGGAATACAACGGCGGAACGCACAGCTTTGAGGATATCGTTGACGGCGTTTTGTCTGGTGAAATGCAAATATGGCCCGCGCCTAAGGGGGTAGCAATCACGCAGATTTTGCGCTATCCTCGCAAGCAAGTTTTGCACGTCCTATTAGCCGCTGGCGATATGGATCAGCTGACCGACATGCTCGACGCCGCTTCCGATTGGGGCAGAGCGCAGAACTGCACCTCAATGACAATGGCAGGCCGTATGGGTTGGGCGCGCGTTTTGCCCAAGCATGGCTGGAGGCAGACGATGATTGCGATGGAAAGGGCTATCTGATGGGCGGCATTCTTGGCGGAAGTCAAAAATCTACGACGCAAATCCCTGAATGGGTAAAGACGGCGGCGCAGCAAAATATCGCGCGGGCTAATCAGGCCGCACAGATCGGCTATACGCCGTATTATGGTGCTGATGTGGCCGCGTTCACGCCTATGCAGGATGCAGCATTCGCCAATACCGGACAGGCTGCAAGCGCATTCGGCCTGCCGAGTGCGGCTGGTAACGGCATGCCCGCGCCCCAGACCTTTGCAGGCGGTGTGCAGGGCTATTCGTCGGGCGGCATGTTTGATCAAGCGATTGCTGCGCTTAAAGCCGCGCGTCCGGGTCAGGCTGCGGCGATTGACGCGATGTTTATCAATCCGCAAACCGGACAGATGGGCAATGCGGCAATGTCGCCAACTCCGGCCATTCCGACTGCGCCTGTGTATGCCCGAGGCGGCGCGCCTGTAACTTCTGGCGGGGGATCAAGCTACTCGCTGCCAAACATGGCCCCGCCTGCTTCTGGCAGTGGGTTTAACCTTGGCGGATACACGAGCCTGCTGGATATCTTCGACGGTGGCGGCAAGGGCGCAAAAGGCGACGGTTTGCTTGCGACAATCGGCAATCTTGTGAAGGGGAAATAACATGGCTGGACCCGGTGGCGGCACCCCGCAACAACCTGCAAACGTATATCAGCAATCCGCTGGCGCTTATCAGGGCGCGCTTGGCGGAACGGCTGCGGCTATGGGTGGCCCGAATATCGCGGCATTTCAGAACCCATACACGCAGCAAGTTGTCGGCACGTCGCTTGATGCACTGAACCGCGCACGGCAGATGGGCATCAACGATATTGGCGCACAAGCGCGGCAGGCTGGCGCTTTCGGCGGATCGCGGCATGGCGTGGCCGAGGCTGAGACTAACCGTGCATTCATGGATCAGGCTGGGCAAATGGCGTCCAACCTGAATATGCAGGGCTTCAACACCGCGCTAGGTGCCGCGCAAAATCAGCAAAACACGATGCTGCAAGGCGCTGGGCAGTTGGGCAATCTGGCAAACCTTGGCTTTGGATTTGGTCAGCAGATCGGCCAGACGCAAGGCGCACAAGGGGCGCAGCAGCAGGCGCTGCAACAGGCGCTTATCGACGCCGCCAAGGCTCAGTATGGCGGATATACGTCATCGCCGCAAATGTCTTTGAGCGGTCCTCTCGCGGCTGTGGGCGGCATTCCGGGCGGCGGCGGGTCTACGCAAAAAACATCGCAGTCGCCGGGTCTGTTTAACATCTTCGGCGCACTGTTGGGGCTGTAAATGGCTGACCCGATCAAAATGGGCGATCTGTGGGCGGCTTTTGGAAAGCCTAAAGCGCCTCTTGATATGTTCGGAACGCTTGAAAGCCAATATGGCTTGCCGCAGGGATATCTTGGGCAGACATATCAGATCGAAAGCGGCGGAAATCCATACGCGCAAAACCCTAATTCAAGCGCAGGAGGCGGGTTTCAGTTTATCGATAGCACGGCGCGTGCGTATGGTTTGACCGATAAGTCAAATCTTGGCGCAAGCGCAGAAGCGGCGGCGAAACTAGCGCGAGATAATGCGGCACGGCTGCGCGCTGTGCTTGGACGTGATCCAACGGCGGCGGAACTATATCTAGCGCATCAGCAAGGCGGCGGTGGCGCATCGGCGCTACTGGCAAACCCAAATGCCCGCGCTGTTGATATTGTCGGGCCTGATGCTGTGCGGCTGAATGGCGGAAACGCCAATATGACCGCAGGCGAGTTTGCAAATCTATGGCTTGGCAAGTTTTCAGGAACACCGATGCCGGCAAATACAGGGGGCGGCAATATGGCTGGCGGGAATGTAACCATGTCGACGATGGGCGGTCAGACGCAAGAGCCGTCGATCTGGAATAACTTGCTAGGCGGTGCTTTGGCTGATCCTGACAAGCGGGCGCGGCTGGCGATTGCCTTGGAAGGCATGACGCTAAATCCTAACCAAGCATTGATCCAGACGCAGGCGGAAGGCATCAAGTCGCGGTCCGAGGAAAAGAAGGCGGCAACGGAAATCAATCGCACGGCTGCATGGCTTCGGTCGCAGGGGCGCGACGATCTGGCGGCTGCGGTGGAAAGTGGCGCTCTTGGTGGGCGTGAAGCGGCAGGGATTGCCATGACGCCAGCGCCTGCTATTCAGCCGCAATCCGCCGCAGGTAAGCTGGAAGCTGACTATCGAGCAGGGCTTATTACGCCTGAGGCATATAAGGCAGGCATTGCAAGTCTTGCTCCGAGCGGCACCGCTATTAGCATTGGGCCTAATGGAGAAGTTATGTTCGAGCAAGGGACTGGCGTTCAGGCCAAGCCGTTCACAGAGGCGCAGGGCAAGGATGTTGTTTATTCAACCCGTGCGCGCGGCGCTTTGGAGGC